CGGCGCCAGCAACACGTTTTCTGTGCCGATTCAGGCATATCTGAATACAGATTTCACGGTCGTCCTGACCACGATCGCCACCGGCCTAGGAGCCACCCTCACCCTTGGCACCGATTACACACTGACGGCCGTGGGTTCGCTTGCGCCTCCGCAGTGGTCCCTGCAAACGACGCTCACGTATCCCACGGGTTCGGTGCTGCAGGTGATTCTAAACCCGCCAGAGACCCAATCCTCCGTGTTCACCCAGGGGCAGGCCTTCCCGTCGCTCGCAACGCAAACGGCGCTCGATCGCGGCGTCATGCTGACCCAGCGCCTACAGGACCAGATCAGCCGCGCGCTACGCGCACCAGACAGCGATAACACGCCCTCGATGCTGTTGCCGAGTGCCGTGACTCGCGCCAATACCGCGCTACTGTTTGACGCAAGCGGCAACCCCACCGTGGGCATTCAGACGCCCACAACGCTGACGCAAGGGGTGTTTAACGGCTTTCTCTACAACAATCCGCCGTATGTGCAGACCAACGCAGAGATTGCTGCGGGCGTTACTCCCACCCTTGCCTATTATCCGCCCGGCGATGTGCGCCGCTATGGCGCGCAGGTCCTGGTATCGACGGCGGGCCTGACAGACTCCACCACGGCGGTGGCGCAGGCGGTGGCTCAAGCGGTTGCCGGCGGTGTCTCGGTCTATTTCCCGGCCGGCTACTGCATGTGCAACATCACGCTCACCGGCAATATCATCGGGCTCGTGATCCGTGGCGAGGGGTTCAACCATTCGATCTTGGTGCCCAATTCCTCGACCGCAGACGGGCTCACCTGCGTTGCGGGCGCCACCGTCTGGGGCTTGATCATCGAGAACCTGCAGTTCTACCAGCCGAACAACTCGACGGCCGGGAGCGGCATTCACTTCCCCACCGGCCTCGCTCAACCGCCATTTAACGTCGTGATCCGCGATGTCTTTTGCTACGGCTGGGGGCGCTCCGGCATCTATGACCAGGCGGGGTGTTTCACCAGCTTCTACGACAACGTGCTGGTGCAGAAAACCGGCAACCACAACTTCGATTTGCTCGGCAGCAATTCCATGTCGCTGCGCAACTGTTACGCACTCGGTCCGGGCGATCCGGCGTCTGGCTCCACGACACCGAAGTCCCTGGTGTTCACGGCTGCGCTTGCGGCGGCGGCGACCAGCGCCACATTGTCGACCAATTGGCCGTATGCGAGCGGCATCTACACGATGCTCACCGCGGCGGGCGAGTGGCGCGGCGTGACCCTCACCCAAGGTGCGGCCACCTGCACGTGGACCGGCGGCCTGACCTATGCGGCGTCCGCCACGCAGCAGCTCGAGATCGCCGGCTACCGCGTCCATGGCGCCACCCCCATCTTCATTGCGTGCAATGGGTTGAACGTCGGGAACATCTGGGGGCTGTTCAGCGACAACCCGGCAGAGGATGGCACGACGTCCTATTGCTCGCCGAAGCTCGAAGGTTGCAACGTGGAGAGTTTCGCCGCCATTGGTCTGCGCAACAAGCAGACCCGGATGACGCTGGAAAAAACAACGATCCTCGGTCATGCCGCCGGACTCATCGGCGTACAAGTCGAGCCTTTCATCGTCGGGTACAGCTCGACCACCGATACGGATTTGCTTGCCGGCAACACTGTCACGACGATCGCGGTCACTTTCACGGGTGCGCCCACCGGCACCAGCGCCACCCTGGCAAGCGCCTGGACCTACCAGAGCGGCGTCTGGCCGGTGACGTTCTCGGATGCTGAAGTGCGGTCAGTCACGCTCACCTATGGCGCGACGACGGCGACGTGGACCGGCGCGATTTCGGGCGCACCCACGGCGAGCGCGACCACAAGCTCCTGGAAGTTCGGTTATCAAGTGCACGTCGCGGCCGTCCAAGGCCGGCCGTTTAATACCGTCATCTCCCCCAGCGGCAACAGCCAATTGAGCTACTGGGACAACGTGAACCTGCAGGTTGACGCGATGACCTGCGATATCGACCAACAGGCGTTCCCGCCGTCCCTCGGCGTCACCAATCGCTTCGCCAAGACCTTGTTTGACCTGAACGTGCTGGGAGCCTTCCGCAATTCGTATTCCGGCACCGCCACGTTCGCCGCAGGCACCACGGTCGCCGTCACTTTTACCACTGCGGCCCCAACCAACGCTTACAAGGTCAAGCTCGGCGGCAATGCAGCGGGCTATGTGTGGCCGACCGCCAAAGCCACTACCGGGTTCACGCTCAACTGTTCCGCGTCCAATTCCAACGCAACCGACTGGGAAGTCACTTTCTAAAGGAGCCTCTAATGTCTACCCCTGAATCAAAACTGGAAGAAGCCGCGACCGCTGTCACCACGGAAATCGCGAAAGCGAAATCCGTTTGGGCAAGCTATGAAGTGTGGATCGTTGCGGCGGTGTGCCTCATCATCGGCGCCGTGGTCGGTCACAAGCTGTGAACCCCATCACCCGCGCCCAGCTCGAGCAGGAACTGCGCGGGGACGAGGGGGAGCGGCTGCGGGTGTACGACGATGCGACGGGCAAGCCGATCGGGCCGGGATCGACCCTGATAGGCAACCCGACGATCGCCGTGGGCCGCAACCTGTCGGGACGCGGCATCACGGCGGCAGAGTCGGCGTACCTGCTGGACAATGACTGCACACAAGCAGAATCCGATCTGTCCACGCCGTGCGGGTGGATCTCCAATTTGTCGGCTGCGCGGCAGACCGTGATCTACTCCCTGTATTTCAACGTCGGACTGGGCAACCCTAACCGTTTCCTGGCCGCCTGGCCTCACTTCCTCGGCCAGATGCAAGCGGGACAATTTGAGGAAGCGGCGACCAACCTGGAGACCTCACAGCCATGGGCGAGCCAAGTGGGACCTCGAGCGAAGCGCCTGGCGGATCTTGTCCGCTCTGGCTGAAACTGCGGCGCAGTTGGATCTGGCGCCACAAGTTCAAGAGCTGCGGCACCCTGATGGGCGCCGCCGGGTATGTGCAAAACAACCTCGCCCAAGCCGGGCACGTCATCCCCATTTACTGGCACGGGGCGATCCTGGGGGCCTGCGGCGCCGTGATCTTCGTGCTTGGGTTGATCGAGACCCTGTTACCCCCGGATGAGGGGAGCTGACCCCGTGGACCAAGACCATTTCCGTCTCACCGATGACACGATGCGCCATCTGCGCACGCTCGCCCAAGCGCCGGGGGAGCTCAACTGGCGGATCGAGCTGCTGGCCTACATCGGCAACAAAAACACGGAAACCCTGATCGCAATTCAGAATCTGACCACCGTGGTCAAGGACATGAAAAAAACCCAGTTTGCGCCGGGCGAACTCTCGAAGGTGATCCGGGCAGAGGTAGAATCCCAAGTCAGGGCCGCAGTGGGGCCCGAGAAGAAGGATGTGGCGCGATTATGGAAAGCTGGCATGTGGGTGCTCGAGAAAGCGGTCGTAGCCGCCTTGGGCGCTGGTGGCGTGCTATTAGGGCTCAAAGGAATGCACGGATGACAGAGCAAGAGCAGCAATTACACAACCGCGTGATTGAGGTCCGCGAGTCCATCGAGGGCCTGCGATTGGAAATCGAACTGTGGCGCCGGCACACCTCAAGCACGGGGGGATTCTTGCTCGATGAGCTGCGCATGGTCACAGCCGCCCTGAATGCCCTGGTGGGTCCGCCCAAATGACCGCCCTGGGCGGGTACGTCCGTCTGGCGGCCGCCTTGGCTGTGTTCGTGCTGGGATTCTATTTCGGCAGCCTGCACGGCGCCAAAGACGCCGCCCAGTCTAAAACCGCCTACGAAGCGCTACAGGCGGCGCAAGCGTCGAACGTGGCAAAGGCCGTCCTGGCAGAGCGCGCCTCCAGCCAGGCGGAATCCGCTCGAATCAACACCCTATTGGAGGCATACCAGAATGCGCCCCCTGATCCTGTTGTCAGTAGTGTGGCTTACCGCCTGCTCGAGCGCACCTGTCCTGCAGTCGGTGCCGTGCCCACCAATCCCGGTCCGGCCAGTGGAACTCGACCCGCCAGCGGAATTCCCCGCGGCGATCCAGAAATTGAACAACTCACTCAGGCCGCCCTCGCAGCCGCCGGCCGGGACGCCCGCCGGCTGAATCTGTGTCGGGACGCCTGGCCGCATCAGATCCCGGACTGACGCACCTTCTCCAGCACAGCGGCGACGGCGGGAGGGGCGTACCAATCAGAACCCGCAGAGGCAGACCAGTGCCCATACACCCACCGCAGCGCCTCATATGCCGCGTCCCGCTCGGCCCGCGCCTCGTCGAGGAGGCGGAGGAGGGTGCGGCGGTCGTCCGGGGCATAAACGGCAACGCCCGGAGATTTTCGATAGTGGCGGTCTCGCTCCCGTATCTGCACTTCTTCGTCGGTCACGGCTTCACCTCGGTCGGCGGGGCGGGAAGGGGCATCCAGTGGGTCGCTACATGCAAACTCGACCATGTGCCGCTTAACCCAACGTGAATGTAAGGCTCGCAATGACTGATTATCGGGTTGCCGGAAGAATCGACGTAGAAGTCGCCATCCTCTTCAGTGCCTGAGCGCACCCAGAAGATAGCGCGTTGATCCCTCGGCGCCGTCTCAATCGGTTGCCACTCGCTCATCCCTTGTCCCCCTCAGTCTTACCGCATGCGGCTCCGGCGATACGACTGGTTTGCTCGCCCGCTCCCGTATCTCCGCTAGGGCTTGCTCATCGGTCATGTCCCACCGCAACCAGCCGCTCGGGATACCAACTGCGCGCGATGTGCCGGGATAGCGGCAGCGGGATTTTCGCGATCATCGCTGAAGCCATCTTGCGCTTCGATGACTTGCTGCCGTAGTGCCGCATATCGCTCGGTGATTCACCGTTGAACGAATCGCCGCCGCATTTCGGGCCGTTCTCTTCTGGATTTGTCCGGTGTCCTGTCGGTCGGTGCGGCACGCCTTTGATGCCGTCCCTCGGATCGTTTCGCCCATCAGGATTTCGCCCTTTGCCGCTCGTCGTGTTGTGCGCAATGCTGAACCACGAGTCGCCTGTATTCTTGATCGCCGAGTCCCGAAAGCATCGACCCGGCCCTTCGGCGTATCCCGGTGTGCCGTGCTTCGACCAATCAAGGCCGCCGACCTTCACACCGCGCTTCATCGTCATCGGCATCAGCGCCGGCACGTCACCCCACAAATGGAAACTCCCATAGTTCCATCGACTGCGACCGACCCAAGGGATTGCCCCGCGCACGTTCTCAACCACAAGCGGGATGTGGTGGCCGGCCGCCTCGCACGCCTCGCGCTGGATGCGAAAGCACGCATCGAACAGCGCAGTGAGTTGCTTCACGTCGCGCACTCCCGTTCGATATTCGTGGGCGATCTGCTTCGCACGCTTCCACGGCATCGCCATGTAGCTGTATTCTTGGCACGGCGGCGAGGCGACGATCAGCGCAGCGTCTTTGAACTGCGACCCGTGAAGCGTCAGAACGTCTTGGATCACAAGCGACGCGGGGTATTTCATGTCCCCGTAGCCGTGACGTTCAATGTCAAATCCGATCACGTCGTAACCCTCCAACAATAGCCCATCAGTCCAGCCGCCGAGGCCGCAAAAAAGATCAATCGCCAGCGGTCGCATGTGCATCGCTTACCGCAACCAGCCGCTCTAGCAACCCGCAGGGGTCGAGGATGGTCATGTTTTTCTCCGCGCCGCGCGTTGTCTCAATCGGATCACGTTGCCAGCGGCTTGAATCAACTGCTGCAGTTGGGTCTCCCGTGCATTCGACAGCCACAGCCGCGCCTCCTGCCGTCGTGCACACAAGTACCAGTCGGCCCATGCCCTGGCTTGCGGGCTCAAAGGGTCGGGGTAGGAATCCTGGCGCAGCCGGCGCTCGAGCCATTGGGCGCGCAGTTGTGCATTGCGCTGCGTGATGACGTTCTGCAGGTCTGGCGATACTGCAGGGCCGTAGGGGGCCGATATTTCCGTCATGTCAGGCACCCCGATTGCGCGCACTCAAGAGCGCCGCGATCGCCTTGGTGACGGCCGGATGGTGATGAAACTCAGGCGGCAAGCGCCGCCGTGTCTCGGCTAGCAGGGTATCGAGTGCACAAAGCAGGCGCGGTGCTGCCACAAAGAGCGCCATGTTGGCGAACACGGTGGGTGGGTCGTCCTGCGTGTCGCAATAGGCGATCTTCACCCCATCGCGGTCGAGGATGTCGAACCCGTCAACCCGGTACGGGCCCGGTGAATGAGGCCCGCTCATGATTTCATCTTCTCGGTGATCAGATTGGTGCCCCGCTCCTGCTCCACGCGCATCAGCCGGGCCGCATCCGCGTGCGGCACGAAACGGTACTCGATCCCGTCGTGATAGCCATCCATGCGCAATTGCTTATCCACGGGCACGGCGCTCCAGTCCGCCGGCGTGATGGTGATGCCGTCTTTGGCGAACTTCCAGACGAGCACCACCACGAGCTTATGCCAATGGCCCTGCAACTCCTCGACCGAGGCCTTCGTACCTTGCGCGGCATGGCTTTCGCGCAGGCGAATAGCGCCATTGATGGAGGAAAAGCGGAACCGGATGTGCTCGCTTGAGCGCTCCTCAATCATGACGCGATTCTGCGGCAGGGATGCAAGGTCATCTTTGACCAAGTAGAAGCCCTCCGGCCGCAGTCGCCAGCACAACGTGCAGGCAATCTGCGGCCATTCCCAAGCAAGTTCAGGTGTCTTAGCCATTGAGCGCCCCCGCGTGAGGGGTGGCGTTCCAGATCGAATGCCGCAGGTCACGCTCACCGCTCATGGTCGCAGTGCAGACCGGGTGCAGTTCGCCGTTCTTCACCTTCCACGAAATCACCAGTACGCGATCGTGCAGGGCGCACCAGGCGGCCATGTTCTGCAGCGTCATGGCGGGGTGCAGACTGATGTGTGAGAGTTTCAAAGGGGATCCTCCTCAACGGAATCGTTCCAAGGGCAGAAAGAAAAACGCGCCAGCACGCGCCCAGTGTCGCGCTCATTGATCTGGGCGCTGTCGGCGATCCAGTGCGAAAACTCGCTGTAAGGCATGGTTGCGGCCAGAAGTTCGCGCGCGCAGGCCTTTGCCGTGTCCAGTGTCGTCTGCAGGTCGAGCGTGTGCAGGTAGGGCCGCTCGGCTACCGCGTCCCACCATTCGGCAATGATCTGCAGATGCTGCAGGGGCGCCGCCACGGCGTTCACGGGAACACTTCCGAAGCGCGCAGAACGAGCGCCGCGATGCGTGCGCGATCCGGGGGCGTCAGCATGATGGCGGGCGCCACCCGCTGCTGCACTTCAGCCCGAAAAAGCAACGCCTCGAGCTCCGCGCGCATGTCGCGCGCCACGCGCACCGCGCCGTCCGTAGCGCTTTCCGCCGGATCGGAATCGGCCAATTCAAAGATCATGTTCATACCTGCGCCCCCGACCAGATGAACGCGATCGCCAGCCCGCAGATAACCAGCACCGCGCGAACCAATGTTTTCATACAGCCTCTTAGGTGATAAAGGCTCGATAGTAAACCTGTGGGGTTCACGGCGCAAGGTGGTCTATACCACTTTGACCTAATAGGTTCGGTGCGCTATAACACACACCACTATGAATATCGTTCGCAAGCGTTTGGCCGCGAAGCTGCTAGAAAGCAGCGCCACGGCGATTGGAAAAGAAATTGGGGTCTCCTCGAGCTTTGTTTGTGCCGTGCATTCAGGTCGCAAACGGCCAGGTCCCAAGGTGCTCGCCTTCCTCGGGCTCGAGGCCTTCGAGGGGTATCGCAGCATCCGCGTCCGCCGCTATCGCGACTTCCAGTAACCACGTGGCGGGATGGATCAAGCTCGAGAAGGATCTCTACACGGACCCCCGTTTGCGCCGCATGGCGACCCGGCTGGCCGAGATGGATTTGGCCGCTGGGCGAACGCCGCAGCCCTACTCCAGGCTGTTAACAACCTGTGTGGGAGCTGTGAGTATCCTGTGGATAACTGCGGACACGCATGTTCAGCAGGATGACCTGCTCGCGCTTGGTCCAGCGGAGATAGAACAACTCACCGGCGTTGAAGGCATCTGCGAGATCCTGCCCGACGAGTGGCTTGTGGTCCTCGACCCGCACACCGTAAAACTGCCAGGGTTTCATACACATAACGGCACCGAAGCGAAAAATAGGGCGCAAACAAAGGCCCGCGTGGAGCGCCATCGTAGCAGACAAAAAGCGCATCTGCGTAACGGACTGTAACGCATGACCGTTACATTATCGTTACCAGACCTAAGATCTTACTATCTAACCTCTTCTCGTATTTACCGCTGTGGATAACTCTGCGGCACCGCACAAGGAAAAGGCAGGTTCGGCGAGATGAGAAAATCCGAGAGGCAGGCTTGGGCGAAGCGGGTGGGAACTGCGGTAGCGTCTCGACCAGCGCAAGCGCAGGGCATGGTCCCGGCGTCGAAGTACCGGAACCGCAAGACCGTCGTCGACGGGTTCACGTTCGACTCGAAGCTCGAGGCCGAGCGCTACCGCGAACTCTGCGTGCTCCAGCGCACCGACGTTGTGCGGTTGTTTCTGCGTCAAGTTCCGTTTGACCTGGCTCCTGGCGTGCGCTACCGTCTCGACTTCCTGGTGATCTGGAACCGCCCAGGAACGAGCGATGTGGGGATTACCTATGAGGACACGAAGGGACACATGACCGCGACATCCCGTGTGAAAATCAAAACCGTTGAACACTTGTTCGGCATTCGCATCGCGGTGCTGACCCGCGCGGACGTTGGCCGGTGAGCTGCATCACGTGCAAGCATTCGAGCCTGCAAGGCGGGAGCCAACTGCAGTGCCGGCGATTGCCGCCGCAGGTGCTGCTGATGCCGGGCGGCGGCCCAGGGCAATTGCAGATTTCGAGCGTATTCCCGACCGTCGACGCGACCTGTCGCTGCGGCGAGTTTGAGGCCGATCCCATGGTGTGTATGGCCCGCGACGGCGATGGGGTGCAGTTGCCGGGATCCGTCGCGTGAAGCATCCGGGCATGGTGCGCGAGCGCGTCTTGTCCCGACTGCAGCGGTGCCTGCAGGAATTGCACATCGACTGCGCGCACGTGTTTCCCGATGACATCGCGCTGATCGGCCAACTGGAACAGCCCGCCCGGTTCGATCACATCGTCGCCTGCGCCAATTTGCTGATGGAGCGGCTGGGCGCGAAGCCCGCGAAACCGAAGGAGCCGCGGTTCGACAAGACCCGCCGCGCGCTCGCGAAGAAAACCCCGAAAGGCCCGCGCGGCGTGCGCAAGCGCGATCATACCCAAGTCCGCCAGTCCCTGGAGAACGCCCATGGCGAAGCGTAGCGGCGCGAAGGTCAAGCCCGCAGTGGCGCCAGCCGAGAAACCGAGCATCGGCTTGCCAGATCCGCTGGAGGCCGCGCGCGCCGAAGCCGTGGCCGCGAAAGAGGGCAACCTCAAACTGCAGAACGCGATCGACATCATGCGCACGACGCTGGAGTCGATCGTGAAAATGGAATGGGATCATGCGGAGGGGCGGCCCGTGACGGCCGAGGAACTGCGCAAAGCCGCCATTCAAGGCTTGAACCAGTACAGCACGCACACCGGCCAGAACTGGCGGCGTGCGAAACTGATCGGCGATCGGTCTGGCGATCGTTCTCTGAACTTCGAGGGTTAATTTATGGGCGAGATACCGATTTCCAGTTGCCCTCAGTGCGGCAATCAAACCGAATGGCGAGCCACCGCAGCCGGCCACGTGATGTGTTTGGGCGGTTGCGGCAACACATGGAACGTCGAGGATTTGAACGGCGAGCGGTTCGCGTTTCTGCAGTCCGCGCTGCATCCTGCTGCGCCAGCGCCGGAACTCGCGCCGTCCGCCGATGCTGGGGTACCGTCGTGAAGTCCATGGCGGTCGGCGGCGGCGGGCGTTTCGCGAAGCTCGAGGGTGAGCTTGCGAAGAAAAAGGGCGTGCAAGATCCCGGCGCCCTCGCGGCCATGATCGGCCGGCGCAAGTACGGTGCGGCGAAAATGGCGAAGATGGCCGCCGCCGGCGAGCGACGGGCGAAGTGATGGCGCGGGCGAAACGCAAGACGGCTGATGATCGGCGCGCGCGCTTCGCCCAGGAATACCCGAAAGATCTGAACGCCACGCAAGCGGCGATCCGCGCGGGGTATTCCGCCAATGGTGCGAAAGTCACCGGCTCGCGCCTACTATCTGACGCTAACGTGCGGGCTCAAATCGACGCGAGTCTTAAGCGTTTGACGAAGCGGAACGAGATCACAGTCGAGCGCACGTTGCGTGAAATTGCGCGTGTGGCGTACAGCGACGTGCGCCAGTTGTTCGATGTCGATGGCAATTTCAAGCCGCTGCATGAACTCGATGACGATGCCGCCGCGCAGATCGCGGGCATTGAGTTGGAGGAACACCGCGAGGAGGGCGACCAGGATGCGCCGGCGCAATTGACCGTGACGCGCAAGGTCAAGCGCTGGGACAAGGGGAAGGCCTTGAGCCAGTGCATGGCGTACTTAGGCATGCACAAAACGGCGGAGCCCGGCGAGACTGGTGGCTTGCATCTGACGATCGAGTATTCCGGCAAGAAGGCCCGATCGTGAGCGCGGCGCCGTTGGTTGTGTTCAAAGTACGCTGTCAGCAGTGCAAGCGCGTGTTTTACATCGACCAGCAACAATCTGCCGCAGCGCCGCCATTGTGCCCGCATTGCGTTGCGCGCCGTGCACGGGTCCAAGAGCGCGCCGCCGCGGCGCCGTTGAACGCCTCGAGGTCTGCCGTATGACGCATATCCTGCAATGGTTGAATGATTGCGGCGAGACGCTGGCGGGCTTCGCCATTGGGTTTGTGATCACCGACGCCATCGCAATTGCCTTCGTGCGGTGGCTGAAACTGTGACCAAGCCCGCGCGCAGGCGGTTGCCCTACACGCGCGGCGAGCGGCGCCACCTGTACAACGCCTTGCGCCTCATCGCGTACCAGAACGGCATCAGCTTGCCGCCGATCGTGCGCACGACCTTGACCTCGCGCGCATCGGCCTGATCCGTGGCGATCGAGTATCACTACAAAAGCCCCGGCCCCGTCGCCGATGAATTCCTGCGGTCTGATTCGTTCGTGACCGGCATTAGGGGTCCGATCGGCTCTGGTAAATCGACCGCCTGCGTCATGAAGGCGATCATGATCAGCCAGGCGCAGCCGATCCAAAAAGACGGCCGGCGGCACAGCCGCGGCGCCATCATCCGCAACACCTATCCCGAGCTCACCACGACAACCATCAAGACGTGGCACCAGTGGGTGCCTGAAACCTTGGGCAAGTGGAAAAAGATGGGCCCGCCCACCCATCACATCGTGGACGATGCGCTCGATATGGAGGTGCTGTTCCTGGCGCTCGATTCGCCGCAGGACGTGCGCAAACTGTTGTCCCTCGAGCTGACCTGGGCCTGGATCAACGAAGCGCGCGAGGTGCCCAAGGCGATTGTGGATGGCCTCACGGGCCGCGTCGGCCGGTTTCCGCCAAAGCGTGACGGCGGGTGCACCAATCCGCAGATCATCATGGACACGAACAGTCCCGAGGTTGATCACTGGTGGTACGTGCTCGCCGAACAAGATCGCACCAGCGAGCGCAACGCGCAGCTAGTCGATTCCGTGCTCGATGCCGAGCGCGAGATGCGCGCCGCCGGCACCTTGGGCAAGAAACAGCGGTTGTTCACGTTCCTGGCGCAGCCGGACGGCCTCTCGCCGGATGCGGAAAACACGGCCAACCTGCGCAGTGATTATTATTCCAAGGCCTCCGCAGGCAAGACCGACGAATGGAAGAACGTCTACGTCCGCAGTCAGTACGGCTTCGTGCAGGACGGCCGGCCCGTGTACCCCGAGTTTCGCGAAACGCTGCACGTGCGCACCTTTGAACTCAATCCGCGCCTGCCGCTCACCATCGGCATCGACTTTGGATTGACGCCCGCGGCGACGATCGGGCAGCGCTCATTCACCGGCATCCACCGGGTTCGCTGGGAAGTGGTGACAGAGCACATGGGCGCCAAGCAATTCGCCCAGCTCCTGCGCGGCTTCATCAGCGAGCATTGCCAGCAATTTCAGATCGAGCACATCGCGGGGGACCCCGCCGGCATGTCCGACAGCCAGACCAACTCGGATGAGACGTGCTTCAAGATCCTGAAGGCCAACGGCATCGATGCGAAGCCCGCCCCGACCAATGACCCCACGGTGCGCCGGGAGGCGCACGCCCAGGCGATGACGCGCCTCATTGACGGCGAGGCCGGTTGGCAGGTGCATCCCCAAGGGTGCCCGACCTTGCGCCGCGGGATGGCCGGGCAATATCGGTACAAGCGCGTGGCAGTGGCCGGCTCCGAGGACCGCTATCACGAGAAGCCGGACAAGAATTCCGTGAGCCACGTCTGTGAGGCCGATCAATACCGGATGCTGGGCGCGGGCGAAGGCCGCGTTGTGCTGCGCGGGACCCTGGGCGGCAAGCGCTCAAGGCCGACGCAGGCGCTGATGTGAGCGACAACCCGTTTGCGGACCGCCGCGACATCGACCGGCGCATCGACATCCGCAAAGAAATCCGCCCCAATGACTACAGCCCAATTGTGACGCCGCTCACACCCCAGGAGTTGCACGCAGCCCTGCAACGGCCGGCGCCTCCCGAGGGTCAGGGCTACCCCCTCAAGGTGCTTTACCGCGGGCTCTACATCCTCGCCAAGGGTTGATTGTGCCCGGCTCTTTCGGGACACTCGCCCGGCGCCATACCCGGTAACTGGGAGAACACGTGTCAGGATTGTGGAATACCCGCGCCTTTGGCACGACCTTGGGCGACATGGCAAGCCATATCAAGACCTGGTATGACCCCAGTCACAGCCACCCGCCCGCCGCCCCGCCGGTCCCTAACGCCAACAACGCCGCCAACGCCGCACAGCAACAGACTGACCAGTTGCGCCAGCGCCGCGGGTTGCTCGCCAACATTTACGCCGGCGGCCAGCAAAACGCGGCGCCGCCCGCGGTCGGCAAGACCCAGTTGGGTACGTGACGATCGCCGCCCTGGAAAAGGCCAAATCGCTGCGGCGGTTCGCCAGCAACCAGGGAGACCCAATCGACCGCTATGCCCTAGCGCTGACCCGCGGTGAGGCCTATGACCTGCTCGATTACATGGCCGCAGGACACTTGGGGCGGTTTCAGCACCACGATGCGTTTGTTGCCGATGTCATGCACGCCAAACTTGAGTGTGATCCCTGGGGCATGCTGAAAGACTTTCAGCTCGAAGGGCTCGCCATCGTTCCACGTGAAACCTTGAGTTAACTGCCATGAGCCTGCCCAGCAACCGCGTAAGCGCCGCCCTGATGAATTTCCTGCTGCCGGCCTTGGCCGCCGTCGTGCCGACCGCTCAAGAACGCGCCGCGGCGGCGCGCCTGCGCTTGAGCGCCGCACGAGCGCCGAGAGCCCGCGTTGCCGGACGTGCCCGGCCAGCCGGATCCAAACTCGCGAGGCGTTGCGCGCGCCATTCCGGGCCGCGGGGCTACTGATGAGCGACGACGCCAACAGCCTGATCAATCAATGGCAGCAGTTGTGGCAGAACCAGGCCAATTTCCGCAACTTGTGGAACACGACCGCGCAGTACGTCATGCCGGCCTGGGACAACTTCATCGGTGACTGGGCCGAAGGCGTCAACCGCAATTACCGCATCTTCGACTCGACCGCCGTGCTTGCCAATGAGCGCTTTGCCGCGGCCATGGAGGCCATGCTCACCCCGCGCAGCCAGATATGGCACAAGCTCCTCCCCGAGGATGAATCCCTCGCCGATGATACCGAGGTGCAGAACTGGCTCGATGATGTGAACAAGCGGCTGTTCTCCTCGCGCTACCACCCGGAAGCGAACTTTGCGAGCCAGACCGATGAGTGCTACATGTCGCTGGGCGCTTTCGGTAACAATTGTTTGTTCATCGATGAAGTTGTCGGGCGTTGCTTGCGCTACCGCTCGTTCCCGCTCTCGGAGGTGTGCTGGTCAGTCAATCACCAGGGCATGGTCGACACGATCTACCGCAAGTTCCGCTACACCGCGCGCCAGGCCATTCAGCACTGGGGCAAGGACCGCGTGCCGCTCTCGATCGCCAAGATCTATGCGTCGCGCCCGTTCGAGGAAATGGAATTCCTGCACGTGATCAAACCGAATCACGAATGGATGCCCGATGCCTTTGGCCCCAAGGCCATGAAATACGAGTGCTGGTATATTTTCCTCGGTGACAAGTCCGTGCTCGAGCGCGGCGGCTACCGATCGTTCCCCTGCGCGATCGGCCGCTATCGCGTGGCGCCCAGGGAGAACTACGGCCGCGGTCCCGCGACCACCTGCCTGCCCGACATCCGCACCGCCAATGAGATGCAGAAAACGGCGTTGCGCGCCGGGCAAAAAGCCGTCGATCCGCCGTTGCTGCTGGCCGAAGAATCCGTCGTCTCGCCGTTCTCGCTGCGACCGGGCGCGATCAATTACGGCATGATGACCTCAGACGGCAAGCCGCTCGCCATGCCGTTTGAGGCCAAGAACAATTTCGAGATCGGTGAGAAGCAGATGCAGGACGTGCGCGGCGTCGTGCGCGACACGTTTTTGAACTCCCTGTGGATGATCCTGGTAGAGCAAGAGCGCTCCGGCCAACCCATCACGGCCACCGAAGCGCTGATCCGCGCTCAGGAGAAAGGCGAACTGCTCGCGCCCGCCATGGGCCGGCAGCAATCGGAATTCTTAGGGCCGCTGATCCACCGCGAGCTCGACATCCTGCAGAACGCGGGGCAACTGCCGCCTATTCCCGTCGCGCTGTTGAAGTCCGGCCGTGGCTGGCGCATCGAGTACACGTCGCCCCTTGCCCGCGCGCTGCGCGCCGAGGAAGGCACCGCGATCATGAACACGATCCAGGACGCCGCGCAGATGGCGAACCTCGATAAGACGGTGCTGCAGTTGATCGATTTCCACGACTCGCTGCGTGAGATGGCGCTGATCCGCGGCATGCCCACGAAGTTACTGCGCTCCGAGGAACAAGTGCAGGAACTGATGGAGCACCAAGCCCAGCTTGAGCAGCAGGCGCAAATGGCGTCCCAAGCGCCGCAGGTGGCGATGGGGGCCAAGAACCTAGCGCAAGCCGCGCAGATCGCGGGCGCTTCCCCCACCGGCGCCTCCCCAGGTGCGCCCACCGTGCCGGCGGGCGCATGAGTGCGCTCGAGGTCCACGATAACGGCGGCGGCTCCGTCACGCTCGTGTGGCCGGCGTATGCGATCCCAGCCGCCACGAGTTGGGATGTGTATCTGAACAACGTCCTGCAGGGCAACACGGCCGCGCGGACCTGGACGTTCACCGGCCTGCAGTTTGCAAGCTACAACAGCGCATCTGGGGTGCGCACCGCCGCGCTCACCTATTACGCCAAGGTCGTGCCGGTTTCCGCCGGCAGCGAGAAAGCGTATGCGATCGATGCGACGTTCACGCCGGGGCCGACCAGCGTGCAGCTCGCCACCCGAATGCGAAGGCCCTTCCCCTTCCCGAACACAGGCGCGCCGGACGGTGCCGTATGATGGGCGTCAAGAAACCGACACCGATGCCCGCGGCAGGCAAGCCCAAGGACCCGCTCGAGGACGTGCATTTTCGGCTCGATGAGTTGCACCGCATGTTGGCCGCGCAGCCTTCCACCGACCACATCGCGGGAATTGCCGCAGGCGTCACCGCGGCGGCGCTCGAGCGCATCGAGGCACAACTCGTCGCCATGAAAACGGCCACCGACGAGGACGTGCGCACCGATCGGGAGATCATCCAAAGCGTGCGCGATCTGATCGAGCAACTGAAAAAGCCGGTAACGCGCACCACCACCGTCAACCTGCCCTCCGGGCCTGTCACCATGACCACCACCGAGAAGCGATAACCCACATGGCTACACGTACTTTTGCGGACACTTACGGCGAACTGCAAGCGGTCTTTACGGCCGTCTTTTCCGGCGCTTGGAACACGCTCGTGCAAAACGCCGGCGCGCCGGCGACCAACCTATACGTCGGGTTGCACAACGGCGCGCCCGGCAATGCCGGCAGCCAGACCACCAATGAGACCGCGTACACCGGGTATGCGCGCGTCGCGGTCGCTCGTACTTCGGGCGGCTGGACCGTGACCCAAGGGTCCGGCACGACGTTCTCCAGCGTCGTCAATGCCGCAGCCATCAATTTCGGCGCGTGCACGGCCGGCAGCGACACCTTGACACATTTCTCCATCGGGCTTGCGTCAAGCGGCGCGGGCACACTGCTCGACTGGGGCCCGCTTGGAGCGGTCGCCGGTCCTGCCATCCCGTTCACGTGCACCAGCGCCTCCCCCGGCGTGCTGACCACCTACGGCTACACCCCGACCGTCAACGATCGCGTCATGGTCTACCAGACCAGCGGCTCGGAAGGGTTGCCCACGGGTGTCACGGAAGGCACGGTTTATTTCGTCGGCACGGCGCCTGGCGGACAGACGCTGACCCTTTCGACCACCACCGCCAACGGCACGCCGGTCAACACCTCGAGTACCGGCTCCGGGATGCTGATCAAGTGCAGCCCGCTCGCGGTCTCGAGCGGCATCACTCCCTCCTTCGCCATCGGGCAGCTCAGCCTGCAAAGGAATTAACCCATGTCGAATCAAAGCTGGAACCAAACCGCATTCACCCTGCAAGCGGCAGGGCCTACGCTGACCGCTGCGGCGGCGGCATCGATGCTGGTGGCAGCATCGCCCTTAGCAGGACAAAACCGCTGGACTATCCCGGCGGGCACGTTGAAATATGGCGACTGCCTGCGTTTCAAAGCCTACGGCATTCACTCGGTGGTGGTGACAACTCCGGGCACGCTGCGTTTCGATCTGCGGTTTGGATCTACGGTCATTTTCGACTCCGGCGCGATCACGCTAGAAACCGCAAACGCACTTACCAATACGCCGTGGATGCTCGAGGTGGATTTGACGATCCGATCCATTGGCGCGACGACGGCGGGCACCTTGTGGGCGCAGGGTAAGATTTTCACGGGCGCACTGGTTGCGGCCCCGTTAGCGTCCGCTGGTTCGGTCGGTGTGGCGTTGCTGCCTTGGAATGCGGTTCCTGCAATTTCCACCGGATTCGATACGACGGTTTCGAACGTGTTCGATAGCTTTTTCACGCAGACGGTTGCCACGGGTTCGTTGACGTGTGAGGGCGCAGAACTCACGCTGTTGACGTAAACCAGAATGGGTCCGTTTGGACCTAAGCGGTTAGGCGGGTTTACCCGGAAAGACACCACGGATCAAACCCGTGTGCCGGGGTTGCCGTTTGTCGTGCAAACGACGGTGCTATCGGTCAAAGGTAGTGCGCCGTTACAACTTAGCAATTTTCCCAGTCCAACGACTGCGGGAAATGCGATTATTCTGGCGGTCGGTTCCCATGTAACCGGGACCGCGATTTCGGCAAGCGATACAGCCGGGAATATCTATACCCCGCTGTCTGGGACGATTGCGGTCAACCCGCATCCCAGCCAGACACAGTTTTTGATATGCCCGTACTGTGTTGGCGGTCAAACGACCATCACCATTGCGGGTACGGTCAGCGCCGTTGAAGCGGTGGCGATCGAGGTTTCTGGGATCTCTCCGACCACGGCCGTTGATACTTACGGCATTGCGATCGGGGGAAGCGCCCTCAGTTCGTTGTCGGTATCGACCTTGCAGGCGATCTCCGATCCGAATGCGCTGGCACTGGCATTGTTTCAGTGTCAGAACAGCACGACCATCAGTGCGTCGGGGTCTGTTCCCGCGTCGGGTTGGGTTGATCTCATTTCGCATCGAGCGACCGCAGCCGGTGGTGATGCGGAAGTCGTGGTATCTGCCTATGTTGCGCCAGGCACGGGCATACTGACGAAAAGCTGGACATTTTCCAGCGTTAGTAATGTCAGTGCATCACTGATCGTTCTGCGCTCAAGCGGCGCGGCAAATCAGGTTGGCAGAGTTTCTACGCCCATGGGCCGATCAGGTCCTGGTATTGGCGGAGGCTCGCAGTTCACGCGATATCTACGGGATACCACTCCCCCGGCAATTAGCAATACCACGGCCATTGCGGCGGGTGGGCCTTCAGCATCGGCCGCAGGGGCAAGCCTTACCGCGACCGGCGCTTTAACGGCCACTGCGCCGTCCGGGAATAGTGCCGGATCGAGTCTCGCGGCTGCGGGTGCGCTGAGTGGTGGTGCCGCGGCGGGCAGCGCCGCCGGCGCCAACTTGGGCGGAGCGCTGCCGACCGGCGCGACCGCGCCGTCAGGCTCGAGCGGCGGCGCCAACCTGGGCGGCGCTGGCGCCTTGGGCGCGGACAGTCCCGCTGCGAGT